TGCTACTGAATTTGCTTACCGAAATGGCATGACGTTTCAGATTTGGGATGAAGATACTATAAAAGGTTTAGGCATAAAGCTGTTGAAATAGTTATAAATAGAACTAATGGCGATATCATATATAGACAGAGTAGAAGCACAGGCCTTTAGAGCAGGAGTTGAAAAGAATAGCGATAAATCATTGCAGTGGTTTAAGACTCAACTCAAAGGGATGAAAAACATTAACAGGCGCGCCCTTTTAAAGGATGATGCCTTTAAGGAAAGAAGTAAAACACTTCCCGGCCGGATGTTTATGTACCTTTATGATCCTAAGAATAAGAAAACCTTACCTTATTACGATAGGTTTCCTCTTATTTTTATGGTAGAAAAGGCGAATGGTGGCTTTTATGGTTTAAACCTACACTACCTGCCGCCAAAACAAAGGGCTATTTTATTTGATAAACTGATGCAATACACATCAAATAAAAGGTATGATATCACTACACGTCTACGTTTAAACTATCAAGTGCTAAAACAGGCGTCTAAATTGGCGTTCTTTAAGCCTTGCTTTAAACATTATTTAACTGATCACGTACGATCAAAGATTATTGAGGTCCCTGCTGATAATTGGGAAACCGTTTTGTTTATGCCAACTGAAAACTTTAAGAAAAAGAGTGTAGGAACTGTATGGACCGACTCTCGTAAAATGATATGAGTTTTATACAAAAATTAAGACAAACAGTTAATCCAACTAAAATCGATGACTTTAAAGCTTCCATTGGTAAACACCAAGGTTTGGCTCGTGGAAATAGATTTTTAATTTACATGCGACCACCCGAGCAATCAATTCTTAATATTGATATAGCAAACATTGCGATTAGTGCCCTTTCTGGCAACTTTAAAGCATCATCTTTAATTAACGATCCTCGCGATATTGCTCTATTGTGCGATTCTACCGCTCTGCCAGGTCGTCAAATACAGACGATGGATAACCCACACTTAGGATTCCGCAACACGATTAAACACCCTACACAATATTTTAACGAAGACATTGAATTCACTTTTCACCTCACTAATGATTATTATATGAGGAAGATGTTTGATAAGTGGATGGGTTTAGTTATTAATCAAGAAACATTTTTAAAGAATTACGACGAAGTATACACCAGCGATATAACAATTCAGCAACTTAATGCTGAAAATATGCCAGTGTACGGCGTAAAACTTAAAAACGCCTTTCCTATAACAATGGGAGGTGTAGCACTTGACAACGGAAATTCAGAAACGCAAAAGTTATCTATTACTTTTACTTATGAAGATTTCGAACCAGCGGATGGTATATCCTCTACATTCGGTGGTATTAAAGACGCGATAGGATTATGAGGATAAAGGAATAAATTATTAAAACATTATGAGTATATTACCAAAATTAGAAACAGCAAAGTACGATGTAGTCGTACCTTCATCTGGCCTCGAGGTTCAAATTAGACCTTTCTTGGTGAAAGAAGAAAAACTACTATTATTGGCGCAAGAATCAAAGAACGCTAAACAAATCATAAGGACAATGCAAGAAATTATTTCTGCATGTTCATTTGACACAATCAACACTAGCGAATTGACTAGTTACGATATTGAATATTTGTTCTTGCGATTACGAGCAGTTAGCGTAGGCGAGACTGCTGATCTTAAGTTTAAGTGTGAAAAGGATGGCGTTGAAAACGATGTCCAAATTAACTTAATGGATATCGAAGTAAAGTACCCTGAAAAGAAAGTAAGCAATCGAATTGCTCTTACAGATGATATCGGTGTAGTGCTTAAACCATTGTCATTAGATACTATGGCTTTGGTCGATGCTAGTGAAGACATTATTAAAAACATTTGTGTCATTGTTGATTCAATTTATGATGCCGATAATGTTTATCTTGCAAAAGACACGCCTGAAAAAGATTTACGCGAATTTATTGAGTCTTTAAATCATTATCAGATTGAAATGATTCAAGAATATTTAACTAACCAACCAAAGCTTTCACATACTATTGAGTTCAAGTGTGTAGAGTGTGGTCACATTAACACAGTAGTATTGGAGGGATTACAGAGTTTTTTTACCTAGGCCTGTCGCATGATTCTTTAGCAAATCACTATCAAACTAACTTTTCTATGGCTCAACACCATAAATATAGTTTAACAGAACTTGACAATATGATACCGTGGGAGAGGCAAATATACGTTTCATTGTTAATGGAACACATCCAAGAAGAGAACAAAAGAATACAACAACAAAATTCTAAATTAAAGTAAAATGGCAGATAAAACATTAAGCGATGTAGTTAATAAACTGCAAGACATTGAAAAGAAAATTGACAATGTACCAACTAAAGGAGATGGTAAGTTGGCTGCGGCCGCTAATGCCTTAAGTTTGAAATCGCTTGGTGAAAAGATTAAAGCTCCATTTACTAATTTGAAAGACAGTATTACGGGCACCTTTTCTAATATAACCGGTGCTATAAAGGCGCCGTTTAGTAGTTTAAAAGACACGCTCATGTCTCCCTTCGAGTCGATTAAAAAGGGTTTTAGTGGCATTGGTAATTTCTTTAAGAATAGAAAAGAACAAAAGACGTTAGCTGGCCTTGAAGAAGTGATGAAAGATGTCATCAGTGAGCTAATTGGAGTTAATGTAGCATTAGACGAATTAATAGATATACAACTTTCGTTGACAGCAATTGAAAATTCACTTGATGATCTTACAGATTCTGGTTTAAACATAAATACAGTTGCCGAAGATGGTGGTGATAATTTAGGTGATATAGAAGAGAAAAAAGAATCGCGTAAACTATTAGTACGTATTGCTGAAGCCCTTGAGAGTGGCGGAGGTGGTGGTGGCCCTGATATAAAGGCGAGCGGCAAGTTAGGCATACTTGGTAAAATGGGTAGAGGCTTAGGTGAAGGAATAGGTGGTCTACTCAAAGGTATAGGAGGAGGATTTAAATACCTCGGCAAGAACTTTGGTAAAATAATAAAAGGCGCTCTCGCAATCGCAGCAATAGGTGTAGCCTTAATTCCAGCGGCCATTGCATTTCAAGAATTTGGTGAAGTTACGTGGTCTGCAGTAGCAGTAGGATTAACAGTATTAGCAGGTTTAACTATTGCAGCTGCAGCTTTAAGCTTAGCTTCTCCTGCGATATTGATTGGTGCGGCCGCGATTGCGGTATTGGCTCTTGCTATGTTGCCCGCCGCTAAAGCTTTTGAAATGTTTGCGGCTGCGATAAACGAACACGTAATGCCAGCACTTAGACAATTTCAACCTATCGTTAACGCCTTTATTGATGGTTTAGTCGAGAACTTTGGTTCTATGGCTGAAATAGTTGAAGGATTTATAGCAGGTACAGTTGATACATTAACTACTGCCTTTGAACGAGGTGCTGCAGCAATTGGTGGTCTTATTCAAACTATCGCGAATGAAGTAAAAGAAATCGCAAAATTAGATGGTGAGGCGTTACAAGCTACAGCAAAAGGTATTTTAGCAGTTGGCGGTGCCCTTGCAGCATTTGGTGCTGGAGGTTCAGTTGGTTCAATACTAGGATCAATTGGAGATGGATTTGCTAAACTATTTGGTGCTGAAAGTCCAATTGATAAATTGAAAATAATTGCCGGTCTTGGGCCAGATTTAGAAAGAGGCTTAAGGCCATTAGAAAAGTTACCTGAAACTTTGGAGACGACATTACAAGCTCTTAAGGAGGGCTTACTGGATGATCTCGTAGATGTTGCCGATGACATCAACGGCGCGCTTGGTAGGATTGCCCAAGCTCGCATTTTCGGCTTTGGCTTCCGCGGTTCTAGATCAGCAATGAGAGATGAATTGGAATTGGCTGCAGACGCAGCCAAGAATTATTTTGAAGAGATCGAAGACGGATTAGATAATCTTGACATGTCTAAACTGGAAAAACTCACAGGCTTAAGTATTCAAATGGGAACTATAGATAATGCAGCCGCTCAATCTGCTGCAGCACAGGCCGCACCTACAATTATTAATAACTATTATGATAATTCGTCAATATCGTCGACGAATGTAAATCAAACCACTCTAAACGAAACAAACATCGCTGATGATGGTGCCGGCACAGTATCACCTGCGTTTAGCTAAAAAAGGAGTGGCCATAAAGACCACTCCTCTGAAGCGTTAGGACTTGGCTCAACCCTACTATTAAGACTGCGCTAACTTAGCAAAGTAACTTAGCGTATCTTCTGAATCATCAGATGTTACACTTGCATCACTTCCGCTTGAGGCTGTCGGGCCTACCTCGTCCATTGAAGACTCAACCGAATTGGACGTCACCGGTTCTTTTGTGGTGTTAAGCTCAATGTTTTGAGCAGTTGTAAATGTGTTTGCCACATCTGCTTCACCAATTACTTCATATAGTTTCTTTTTCAATTCACCATATTCTTTATAGCTTTCAGCATCAGTGAATTCACTTAGCTTATAAAGCTTATTGTATACTTCTTCAAGCTGTGCTTCATCGCCACCAAATAGTTCAGTAGCTGAATCAAATTCAGACTTATCGTAGTTACGATAGCCTTCAACTTGACGAATCTTAAGCTTGAAGTTTGCACCACCCCAAAAGTCAAATGGATTGACTGGAGTTTCGTCAGCAAACTGAGGCTGCATTACATCCATGATCTTGTCCATGATCTTCTTACCGTATTCATAAAGGAATACCTTACCTTCATTTTCAGGATTAGCAGAATCAGAGACAACAAGAATGTTGGAGACGTGGTGTAGACGACGCTTACGCTGACGTGCTGTTTCCTTGTCTTCATCACGACCTGAGTTCCACAACTGTGAGTTGAGTTCAGATACAGGATCTTGTTGACCGATGGAAGTCAATGACTTTTCGATGTACCAGCGACCAGTGCTTCCTTTGAAGCCATGATCCCAATAACGTACCCACGGAAGCTCTTCACCTTCTCCTGCGGGTAGGAAGCGAATAACGGCATAGCCATTACCTGCTTTGTCTACAGTGGGTTTCCACATTCGGTCATCACCGTAGCTCTTCTTTTCGCTGTTAGCAGACGATGCTGCTACCAGTTTAGAAATCGCATCATTGCGATTTTGTTTCATATTTGCGAACGACATATATATTTCCTTGTATTTATTTTAGTATTGCATTGTATTGTTAGTTACTGACAAAGTCTATATTACCCTAAGTTTACTTATTTGTAAAGGTGTTTAGCACCTTTTCTTTCAGCTTGTTATGAGGCAATGGACTTTGCAGCATGATCAACTTGTATTTTAATAACAAATCAATCAAGTCTTTATTTATACCTAGAGGATCACTCAGATCACTCTTCAGGCGGTTAAGGAAGTTGACCATTATATCCACTAACACCACAGATTCAAGATGAATCTCGTCAGTCCTGAGTGATTCAAGAAAGACGTTAGTTGTGTTGTCGTCAGAGGTTGTACATAATTGGTCAAACGAATACCCTTTATCACTCATTAGGTTCATATCTTGCGATAACATATAC